GCACCTGCTCCAGCACCTGCTCCAGCACCTGCTCCAGCACCTGCTCCAGCACCTGCTCCAGCACCTGCTCCAGCACCTGCTCCAGCACCTGCTCCAGCACCTGCTCCAGCACCTGCTCCAACGGCTCCAACGGCAGTAAGACCTTCAGCAGAACCTATACAGCAGACTGCGCCGCCTGACGCATCGGCACCATCAGCAATCCCAGTAACAACAACATCGGATCGGATGGTTAGTAGTCGGCTTGAAACCGGATCGTCTAATCCAATAACAAAAGTTGGTCAAATTGTAGAAGATCCTAAAGGTTCTGGAAGATATTCATATGGAATTTATGGCATAAATGCTTCGCAACCAGGCAAAGTAAGTGGGTCTATTAAAAATTTTATACACGATAATCCACAATTTGGTATGACTGAAAGTATGTCTTTAACTGAAGTTAATAAAAAATGGAAAGAAGTTTCGACGCAAAATCCTGAAGCAATGTTGGACGCACAAAATGCGTGGTATGACAAATATATTGTGCCTGCCGCGCAGAAAAATTTAAAAAAAGTTCCTAAAAAATTTCATTCGCGGAATTTAATAACTTTTTTAGCAGATAGAACTTTGCAGCTGGGTCCTTATGGCGAAGGTGCTTTTTCTTATGCTGCTGCAAATTCCAAAACATCTAGTGAATTTATTACAAATATGGTTAAATGGGATAACGATCATGTGGAAAGACTTTTTCAAACTGATCTTTCAAAAGTAAAAGACGAGAATAAACCAAGATATATTGCTGCATTACGACAAAGATCGGCTATAAGAGGTGCGGCAGGTTTAGGCATAAAATATGTACCAGAAGACTGGTTATCAAAAAAAGATGTTGAATTATTGAAACCAATGAAAACATCTGATGCTGGTAACGATGTACCAGCAGTTGCAGTTGCAGATGCTGGTACAGGTACAGATGCTCCTATAAAAATTGTTAGATATGTGAATGAATTAGGTCAAGCATGGCATTTTCATATGATCGCCGGTGAAGACTATGAACCAGAAAAAACGATCAAGGGCATACCATACAGAAGAACAGACGTATTTGACAATGGTGCCGCCGGTTATACCGCAAATGTCGAAACTGTTCCTGATACAAACGACATGGCAATATATTTTCAGAAACAATTAGAATACCAAAGAGGGTTTGCATAAATGGCAGAATTTGGATCCCAACAAGAAAAAATAGAACGCGATTATGATGTGAGGGTTCGAAAATATTTAAAAGATGTTAATGAAGGCAAATTGTCACTTGATAATGTGCCAACAACCTATAGACAAGATGTTGAATCTCGTTTTAGAGCTATGACTCCTGGATATATGTCACCGAGTGAAGTTAGAAGGTTAGATATTCAACAAAGAATTGCTGCAGAACGGCAACAATTATCAGGGCGAGGAGCAACTTCTTCCAATACAAACCAAGTTGATCCTGAAACAAGAAAACTCGCAGAAATATATTCTAAACGAATAGTTGATGGTCAGATGGATTTTGAAAAGGTGCCGCCGCAACTTAGATCATCAGTTGAAAGTCAAGTTAAAGACTTTTATAAAAATAATCCAAATTACGTTCCACCAGCTCAACCAAAAACACCTCAAGAAGTAAATCAAATGTTATCGGGTGTATTGGCGCCGGACCGTCTTCGCCGAGCATCTAGATGGCAAAATCAAAGAGAAACTAATGCCGGTGTTGCTGCCGGTGCTGCTGGTGAAGCTGCTGGTATAGCTGCCCGTGACGCTGCAAGAAAGCGACCAGCACCAGCAGCAGCACCAGAAGCACCAACAAGAGATCCAGGAACAGGTGAACTATTAAGCACCGCAGTAGATTTAAATAGTCCAGCAATGTCGGCCTTAAATCAACCCGGCGACGCCCCTGCTCAAGGTAATAGTCTAAGTCAAAGTCCTAATCAGGAAGCTGGAATAAATGCACCAACAGCAGTACCAGCAACAACACCAGCAGCAGTACCAGCAACAACACCAGCAGCAGTACCAGCAACAACACCAGCAGCAGTACCAGCAGCAGTACCGGCACCAGCACCAGCAGCAGGAACACCTAGTGGTACAACAATTGCTGCAGCGGCCGGTGTTGGTTTGGCCGGTTTGGCAACATCATTTTTATTTGGCGGTAAAAGTGCATCATCAGAAACTACCGGAAACGCATCTGGTATGGTTTCAAAATTTACTGGCGGTTTCGGCAGCTTTTTTTCTAATCGTGGTGGCGGTGGTGCAAGAAACAATCAAAGTGTTGGTGGTAAAATACAACCTATAACCGGTAAAGGGTCTGGTGTCGGGGCATTACAACACTATGAACCTATGTTAAATGCACTCAATAAAATTTATACCTTTTTGAGAAGAAATGTTGAATCTGACCGAAAAAATAGAGAACTCGAAAATAATTATAGAGAAGAATTAGCACTTGAAGAAGAGAAAAGACACAAAGAATTGTTGAAAGCATTAAAAATTTTAATGAGTAATATCTTTTCTAGGTCAGGTACACAAACAGTTTTATCAAATGAAGAAAATAAAAAATCAAAAGGGTTATTAGCTGGTTTATTGAGTGCTGGTGGTAATAAAGCTATCGATAAAGGTATTAAAAATGTGACTAGAGAAGCAATTAAAGGTTCTGTTAGAGCATTTTTTAAAAACAAATCATTAACAATGGCAAAAAAGCAAATTCCTTTTGCTATACTGGCCGGTGCCGGTATCGCCGCATATAAATGGGCGAATGGTGATTTTAAATCCGCAGCTGAAGATTTTGCTACATGGTTACCAGTGATTGGACCCATTGTAGAAACTGCAAAAATACCGGAACAATTAAATTTAATTGCCGAAGAAATTTATAAAGAACAATATGGTAATGAAGTTGTTCCTGATGATGTGAAAGCAGAAAGAATGAAAGTAATAAAAGATGAAATTGCAGATGAAATAGAAACAATGAGTCCATTACCCAAAGAACAGACAGAAGGAATATTTAGAACTATAAACGGTGTTGCACAAGTGGTTAAAAATGTTGGTACGGCAGTTACAGGCCAAGGTACAACTGGAATGGTAAATGATATTGGTCTTGGCGCAGCAAGAGTACTTCGTGCTGCACAAAAAGCTGTTGGACTAGGTTTTAATGAATTGATGAAATTAGATCCATCAACACCACGCCTAAGTGTTCCTACAAGAGCACGCCTAAGTGCTCCTATACAATCAGAACCATCAGATGCCGATGCTGCTCAAAGAGTGTTGGATATGTACAGAGGACATTCACAACAACCAGCACCCAAACCACAAAAAACTTCAGCTTCAGGTATTGGACCAATGTTAGCTGCAAGAAATACAGAAAAATCCTATGTCAGGTCAATCTATACATCAACTTATGTTGTATAATAAAAAACCCCGCCGAAGCGGGGTTTCATAAACAGATTTTTTATGCTTCTTCAGCTAACTTTGAAAAGTATGCCAAATCATCATCGTCTTCATCAACTGATTCAACTTTACGTTGAACTGCCTTTGGTGATTCTTTAATCTGGTCAACTGTCGTTTTTGCAACAGGTGTACCAGTTAGACCAAGAACTTTGTCTAGGCGAGACTTTAAATCCTCATAAGATTTAAATTCTTTTTCATCAACCAAAAGTTTAAGAGAATGCTGAGATTTCCAAACTTCTTCAATCTTTGCATCGTCTTTAAACAACGGACTTGGTGATTCAAACTCAGACTTATCGTAATTCTGATAACCATCAACTTTACGAATCTTCAGTTTGAAGTTTGCGCCAGTCCAATAATCGAAAGGATTAATTGCTTTTTCATCCTCAAATGCAGGATTCATTGCTTCAGTAATCTTATCGAAAATCTTCTTGCCGAATTTGAACAGTTTGACCTGCCCTTCGTTTTCTGGATTTTTAGGGTCAGAAACGATATAGACATTGACCACATAATTAAGTTTACGTTTCTGTTTACGAACGATTTCTTTGTTTGCTTCGATACCAGAATTCCAAAGACTGGAATTATGTTCGCAAACCGGGCATTTATCATTATTTGTCGTAAGGCAGTTATCAATTAACCACCCGCCAGGCCCTTGAAAACCATGTGAAAAGATTTTAACCCATGGGAGGGAATCTTCACCATCCTCGGGAGATACATCGAGGAATCGAATTGTGGCCATTCCATTGCCGGCCTTATCGACTTCTGGTTTCCAGAAATTATCGACAGCTTTTGCACCTTCAGATGATGCATTAAGTGCTTCGATTGCTTTTGTCAACTTATCGAGATTACCACTTTGACGTTGACTTTTGAGTGCTGCGAAATCTACCATGATTTTTTCCTTATAACGGTGTGTGAACGGAGTATAAACGACTTATTCAATATATACATTATATACAAAATTACACATTGTGTCAAGTGTTGTGTGCCAACAACGATTGTAATTGTTTAATCGTATCTTCGACATTTTTGTGTAGAATAGCAATACCACCTGCCTTTCTCCAATCCAATACATTTGATTCTGTATCGTCAATCAGAATGGCATCTGGTTTCGCATACTGGTATTTATATTCTTTTCCAGGCACAAAAGTGGATTTAAACGGTACTTTGTGTTTATTCAACCACGTTCGTTTTTGCAAAGAAACTTTACGAAAATGTTCCTTTACTCCTGTAGAAGATAAAATCTCTGTTGGAATTTTTAACAAAGAAAGATATTTAATTAGATGTTCGGCCTGTGGCATAAGATCCAATGTTTCAAATTGTTTTGTTGCAATGAAATGCATAAAGTTCGGATGAAACTTATCTTGTCGCATTGTTGATGGATTAATTTTATAAAGTTCTGCATACCTTTTTTCAAAGTCAGCAATAACTCCATCCATGTCCAACCATATTTTCTTAATCTTCATAATTTTGAATCTTGTCCTTTAGTATTTTTTTAAATTTAGTTTTGTCGTAAGAGATAAAAGGTAAATACTTTTCACATTTCATTTTAAAATTTGGCCAAATATATGTGTCATCAATTTTCTTCTCCCACATTGGAAAAAAATTTAATATATCATTCATAATAATCAATGTCTCTATGTGAGTAAATTTACTCATAACATTCAATAGAAGTTTAGGGTACTCATTACTTTTAACCTTTAACAAATCAGATGGATTATCTACTAAATCCAGTAGTTTGTCAAGATCATTTGAAAACATATATGTGAGTGATTGATTTACCTTTTGCCATTTTACATAGTTCTCTTCTGCATCCTGACTCAGTAAATCATTTACCCAACCATCAGTTTTTTCTAGAAAGTTTGCAACATAAAACATTTTTAAATCATTCAAAGAATACTTTCTTGCCAATTTATAAAACGTAAACTTGTCTTTCTTTTTGGTAAATGTATCTTTAGTTACATTGGTTTTACCATTGTACTTAAAGTAATCGTAAGTATTTGAAGTAAAATGTAATCTTATTGAATTGTATAATGCGTATGCAACAAATCCAGAATTTTCTGGTGCAATAATCATATAGGCAGTTTAGAAGATTTCTTAATTAGATTTAGATTTTGTGCTTCATCTTTTAGTTTTGCTTTAAGTGCGGCAGAGATTAAAGTGGCAGCGACCTCAATCTCCATACCAGACTTTTCACAATGAAAACAAATCGAATCAATATAATTTAATTTAAATTCTTCAGAAATCTTTTCTATCTTCTGACTGAATTCACTTATCTCATCTTTTGTTGGCATACAATACTCCTCAAATGATACCAGTATAACATATCATGAACGTCCTGTCAACTGTAAAATATGTGGTTCCCTATTCTTGCCACTACTTTCCTGTTCCATCCTGGTTCGACATAGGATGCATGGAAGTACAAAGCTTTTTGTAGTTTTTTGATTCTGTATCCTTCGACCAAGACACGATAGGCCGCCTCTTTTGCAGCAGCATATTGCTTGGATGCTTTATGTGCAATTTCTTTCTTACCTTGGCAAACCCAAGAGAATTGGCAATTGCTCTTTATTTTTTGATAAACTGTTCCACAAATACTACTACCAAATCGACCAGATTCTACTCTGTTCAATGTGACTTGTGCAACTGCTAGTTTACCTTCAAAAGATTCACTGCCTGCTTCGTGATATACGTTATTTGTTAAACAAATTAATTGTTTATGATCTATGTTAGGTATTAATTTGTAGGTATCGTCATCAATTGTTGATGGTTGTGTTATTGTCACTAAACCAAAAATTAAAATAGTTCCTAACAAGACCGAAAAGGTCTTGTGTACCATTATTTTTTACCTTATATTAAAGTATATTAACCGCCACCACCGCCGTAGTCGCCATCGTTAACATATTCCCAGTATGTGGAAAAAGAAAACGTAATACTTTCTTCTAATCTAGCGTATCCTGTGCTCGCATTTGCAGTATTTTTAATATATATTGTGCCTGTAGCGGTATATGTACCTGTTTGGTTTACTACGGAAGGGTATGTGGGATTAGAAACCCATCTTACAAATGGATTAGAACTTAAATAATATTCATTGCTTGTTGTTCCTAATGTAACATTTTCATAAGATCCACTATTTCCAATTTGCAACAACATATTACTAGGACTAGGTCCAGAATAACTACTAAAATTTACCCGCATCAAATAGTATGATGCATCTGTTGTGGTGCCTACCGACCATTTCCAATAATATGGAATATATGAAGAACTATTATAGAAACCACTTATACTACCAATAGTATATGCACTGTTTATTGCTCCGGTACCTGCTCCCACATTACCCGTATCATTAAATTGAAGGCCTGCACCATTGGTTCCGTTAACATAATTGCCTTGACTCGCATAAAAATAACCAAAACTATTTACACGAATTTTTGAACCTGTAGGACTCAAAGTTCCATAAAAATGTGGAAAAGTTGCTGTTTTACCTAAAAAATCTGTAGGCATTGTAACTGGTTGGTTAGCATATGCAGTTTTACCAGCAACTTGTCGTACTCTTTGATCATTAAAAGAAATTGTCGAAGTGGATGACAAACCAGTGCTATCAAATATGTTTAGTAATTCTTGTGCGACAGATTGCCCCGTTGTAGTATTGGCTAAACTTATAGGAGCACTTGAATTTAATAGTGGCATATGTTAAAAATCCTGTTGTTGTGATTTATTTATGAATAATATCTCTGATATAGAGATTCTAACACCAACATAACATCAGATTCATTCATGGAACAATCGTCCACACGATCTTCCAATAAAGAAATATCCCATTCTTCGTTTTTTACGTCATACCATGCATATATGCAAACCTCTTCTCTTGGTCTATGTATCAATGCCCAAGGTGTTTGTTCGTGTTCTGGAAATTCGAATTCTTCGTTTATTGCGTCTTTGTGTATGAAGATGGCATAAGATTCTATGTTCTTATTGCCACCTTCAATATACGAATCATCAGTTTCTAGGTCACCATATCCATCGAATATAATTTTAACTTCTGGTAAATCTGAAATGTTTTCACCAATAGTTAATTCATCTGGGTATCGCCACATATCTCTTAATAAGAGTTTGACGATTTCATCATATCTATCGCAATCATATTCCATAATATAGTGACCTTTATATTACTTTTTCTTTTCTTCTTTTTTTGCAGGTGCTGCAGGAACTGGCGCAGGTGTTGCTGGTGCCGGTGCTGGTGTTGCTGCTGGCGCCGGTGTTGCTGGTGCAGGTGCTGGTTTTGCAACATCGGCAGCAAATGCATTAAATGCAGTCAATGTAATTGCGATTGCAAGAATCTTCTTCATATGATCTCCTTATTGTGGGAAAAGTGCTTTGGTCTGTGAATCAACATAATATTTAGAAATGTCAGTAAAATTATTTACCAACATCTTAGCAAATTGTGTTTGAGAATTGATAAAATTATGTGCGCTTTTATTTAAGATTGGATCTTTAATTATCCTATCCGTTAAATTTTTCTTCGTTTGTTGAAACGCATCTATTTGCATTTCGATTGTGACACTCGACATAAACAAATTTGTATAATCTGTGAACACATTGTTCTCCTAGAGTTTAGAGTGATAGGTTATTCTGTTACGAGGAAACCTACCGAAACCCTAAGTGGTTATCACGCCACTAATCTGTATTCGCTATCGTTTGCGTTTACTTGATTTATTTTTAACGACTGATATGTCGAGTAGCCAATAATTGTACTTATTACTCCGTCGAACCTAATTCGGGCCCATCATAAACATACTGTTTGGAACTTTTATTATGAGCATTATTATCTCATTTACCAGTAGACAATATGTTTATGGTG